ATATTACCTAAAAAAGTAGTTATTTCTTCTCCAGAGATTGGTATAAAATTAGCAGTTCCTACAACTATTCCATCATTATTTAATGATACATTTGCTTCTAATGTAGGAGTATTAATAGTAACTGCTCCTCCAGCAACTATAGCGAAAGTATTAACAGTTGCTGTAAGTTCTTCTCCAGTAGCTTGAACAGTCGCTTCTGCTATAACTGTTTCATCTCCTAAATTAATATTAGCTTCTTCTCCAGTGATTGCAAACGGAGCACTTGCGGTAACAGTTACATTATTAACTGAAGATGTTAATTCTTGACCATCTTCAATGAAAATAATTCCATCACCTGTAACTAATCCACCTAAGCCTTCATTCCAAGCTCCAACATTCCATTCTTCACGTGACCAACCTAGTCCCCAATTTAATGCAGTTGTTGCTTGAAGTCCTGTAATATCTACACCTACGTCAGGTGAAGAATTCCAAGGACCTACGTTATATGCGTATCTATTCCAGCCAACTTGAACAGCCATAAGGAACTATCTCCTTATGCTATTCTAATTAGACCGTTAGTAGCGTCAGCGTTAGGAAACTGTAATTCAAAAGTACCGTTAGTAGATGTCTTTACTCCACCAAAATCTAATACAGCAATTGATGAGTTACTATTATTTGCATTGTAAATTAATGCAGCTTGAGCTGATATTGTAGCATTAGCAAATGATACATTATCACAATCAAAAATTGCAGTAGTTCCATCAGTTGAAATAGCAACATTAGTTAAAGTAGCTCCACCAGTTGTGTAGTTAGTACCACTTGCAGAAATTTCATTTGCAGTAGTGTACGCAGTAGTGTTTTGATTTAAAGTCGCAGTATTATCGTACAATGCACATTTTAATGTTTGAGCTTCAAGGTTTCCACCCGGCGACATTAAATCCTGCTTGAACGAAACTGTGATCGCTTGAGATATGGCCATAGTTATTGTCCTCCAGTTAAAGTGTTTTCGCCTAGTGGACTACCAGGAAACTTGTAATCAGTTCTTCTTCTTCTACGAGCTTCATTATTAATAGCAGCCACACTTTCGGCATATCTTTGTTTATAGATAGTATAATCTTCTATGTTCTTTGTAAAGAGATTTGCTTCAGCTAGGCTACCATAGAGTAAAGCATCAGAAGCATTTTCCGTGTACCAGTTTGTTGTATTAGTATTAGATAATGGGTTAATTCTTCCTTGATAGCCTAATTCCATAGTATAAGCTTGATCAGGAGTAGGTGCTACATATAGTGTATTATCATCAAAATTAGCAAAATATCTAGGTTGATCAGTTAAAGATGAGTCAGGCCAATATTCTTGTAAAAATTCAATAGGCTTAATTTCTAAAAATACTCTATCGTCATTAACTATAATATTTAAATAATTTAAAAGCATGGGTTCAATTGATGATGGTAAAGTTATAAATCTATCTCCTATCGTCATAGAAGAAGTTACATTTTGATTAAAACCAACGGGGTCGATATCTCTTGATAATTTAGTTTGAGTATTATCTATAAAAGTATCTAACTGAGCAGTAAAGTCAGTTCCAGTATTTTCAGCCCAGGTTTGTATATCAGTCTTTAGACTGCTGTACGTCATTGGCATTTTTATCTACTCCTTTTACATCAAATTTGCTCCATACATGTCCTCTAAAAGCATAAGTTCCATAATGAGTTAATGGACTTACAACATCAGCATGTATTTTTCCGCCTATCTTTTGCCATAGACGACAAAAAGCATAATCTTCTGATAAATATCTATTACTTTTTTCATCAATAATACAGTCAAAAAGTGCGTAACAGTTATCACTTGAAAATCTATCATTATTTATAATTTGATCACTTATATATTTAAGATTAGGATAAGCTTCTATCATTTTATAAAAAACTTCTTTTTTAATACACATAAATCCAGTTGCAGCATCTAATACTTCTGTAAATCCATTTTCTACTCTAATATTTAATGGATCTGATAAATTAAGATTATATCCTAAAGCTTTTTGTTCTAAATTATCAAGTTGTCCTTTTTCTGCAAAAGATTTTACAGAATCCCAATCTACAGATTTTCTAGGATATATTCCACACGCTACATCGTGTCCTGAATTTAATAATTTCCATACAGCTTCTCCATTAAATCCTATATCACTATCTATAAACATTAAATGAGTAAAACGATCAGGTTCTTTTTTATCAAAATCTAAAAATTGAGTAACTAAAGTATTTCTAGCACGAGTAATTAAACTTTCATTACCCATAGTATTTAGATGTACTTGAAATTTATGTTTATTAGCTACAGAGATAGTATTTAAAATACCATGTAAATAAGCTTCTGTTAATTGACCACCATAACAAGGTGTTGCGATCATTACACCTAATTTTTTATTTTCCATTATGTTACTACTGTAACATTTCCTACACTACTTGATAACAAATTTGTGCTAGCTTGTGCTACACCTACTGCTAATATAGCTCCTGATGTATTAGGATATAAAGTTTGAATTTGATCAGGAACACCTCCTATTTGTGAGTTAGGAACTTGTGGTCTAGCATTTTGTAAAGATTGAGCGTCAGTAAAATAAGTTAAATCTAATTGAGGTTGTTTAGGTTCATATTCTGAAGTATGAACTAATGCTCCTGTCCATTCAAATCTCATTTCATTATAAGGAAATTCTAATCCAGAACGATCTGATATAACTCTAGCATTTTTTCCACTTGAAAATTTAGCAGAAGGTGCTCTATGAGGTCGTTTTGATCTATCTGCAGTAATTGCCATAATTAACTATAATAAGATGTTGATGGTAATATTCTAGTAGAAGGAGTATCATCTCCTGCAATTAATCTTTGATAAGCTTGTTCATAATCAGCTTGTAATTCAGCTCTTTGTGCTTGTTGTATTCCTGGTCTTTTTTTAGATAAGAAATAAGCAAGTCCTGCACACATTGCTTCGTAAGCTCTAAAAGGAACATCTAAATCTTGTTGTACTCCACTTACAGTAGATGCAGTTACATCTTGTATTCTTCTTAATCTATAATAATTGATAGTGTAACTTTGATCTGGTGTTGGATATATTTTTAATACAGGTGTTTCTAATCTTTGTAAAAAAAATTGAGTAGGTCTAGATTGAGAAGTTTTATTTGAGATAGCAGCATAATCATTTAATCCTAAACGTGTCATTGAATATTCAGTACCATCAATTAAAACATTTGCATTTATAATATCAACTAAATCAGAAGGTAGTGAATATTGATTTGTTCCTTGTGTTACACTTAATTGAACTAATTCAATAGTCCATTGATTGTAACCACGATTGGCCCAATCACTAAACATAATATTTAAACTACGTCTAGCAGAACGCACATCATAACCTAATATAGGATCACCTCCTATACGATCATATGCTTCCTGTATAACATCGTTTACAGTTAAATTAAATGTCGCTGTACCCGAAGTAGCCATTATGCAAAGAAACAAGTTACAGCACTTGCACCATTTGCAGAAATATTAACTTTTAAATTAGTACCAAATTTTACACCTTCATCTGGTAAACTTATGTTAATAGGTCCACTATCAGCACTAGCACCTGTTGATACAACAAATTTAGTTGTAGCGTCATCTACAAAAGTAACAGTTCCAGCAGTAGCACTTGGTGTTATGATGAAAGCTTTTAATCTTGTAGGACCACTAAAAATTGCAACATTAGAACCTTGAGTAGTTGTACTATTTGCAAATATATCAGATCCTGCCATATTTTCCTCCTATTTAATTACGTTTAATTTTCTTAAATTATCATATAGTAACGCAATTCTGTCTTGATCGCTACTAGTTTGTCCAGTCATTTTAGAAGTAACATTAGATAGATATTCTTTAGCTATTAAAGCTCCCATATCTAATGGTTTTAAATTTAATACACTAGCTGTATCTTCTGGTAATGGAGTAGCTTTAGAAACAGTTACATCTCCTGAAAATTTATCTAATACTTTTTCTATATTACTTAATTTTTTTTCTAATTCAGCTTCTGAAGCTTTTTTTTCTTCTTTTTCTGTTTTAAGTATTTCATCAACTGATTTGGTTCCTATATCTTCTATTTCACCAATAGCTTTTTGTTCTTCTGTTGGTTTATATTCTTCTTTAGCTTTTTCAAATTCTTCTAATTGTTTTTTTTCTTGACTATCTTCTTTTGAAAATAAATCTTTTAAAGCAGAACCTGCTTCTTTTAAAGTATCTAAATTAAATTCAAATGCCGGCATAATTTTTTATAAAGAGGGCCCGAAGGCCCTCTCATTAAACTTTATTAAGTTACGTTATTGTTTTGTACATATTGTACAGTTACAATAGCTTCACCAGTTGTTCCATCGCCGTCAGTTGCAGCAAATACTGCAATAACATTAATGTCACTTGTTCCAACATCAGCTAAATTTGGAATTGCAGCATCAACAGGTTGTGTTCTTGCAATAGCCTGAGCATCAGTAGCTGCAATAAACGCAGTTCCGTTTGCAGCAGTTCCTACTGAAACAGTTGCAGCAGTTCCATCATTATTAACTGTAATAACATCTAAAGTTACATTAGTTATTTGTGAATTAGCTGGAATAGTTGCAACAGTTGTATTTGCTGTAGCTCCTATTGTACTTACTGATTTAGATTGTACCATTTGTACAAAACCAGTATTTTGAACGTCAGTACCTAAAGTAGTACCAGTCGTGTCTTTAATAGTTCCAGCTTTAATTGGGCCGGAAAAAGTAGTTGTTCCCATATGTCTATCTCCTTTTAAAATAGTCTGCTTTCGCAGTCGTTAGGGTTAATATACTAGGCGTATTGCTACGCCTAGTATAAATTAGTTATTAAGCAGCTCCTTCAGAACCGAAAATAGCTCTCCAGTCAGTGAAACCGAAAGAGTATCTTTCTCTAACTTTGTATCTTAGATTACCAGTTTCAAAATCGCCTTCAACAGCTTTTTTGATTGGTGCTCTTACGAAGTGCTTCATTCCATCTGGACAATCAGTCATAATGAAATATGCATCCGGGTCAGTTAATCGCTGGTTAACA